CAATAGAATATTCTGCTTGAACTCTTACATCTTGTTGTACTGCACATACAGCAGCAGACTTATGGAAAATCGCACCTGATGTTGTTGATGAAGTGCCTGCTGTAGATATGGTATTTGACATATAAACATTTATACCAAATAATCTACCCATAAAGCCCTTGCTTCCACCTTGATTTAAGACAGAACCATCTCCACCTGCATCTGCTCTCCAGAAGTTGCGAGAAACGCCAGCAGCAGGGTCTAAGATGTCAGCCATCAATGTAGGGTTAACAACCAAAGCACATCCACCATCCATATAGGGAACGTCATTCTCACCTAAGTTAGCTAATGCAGCCTGAAACTGTACATCAGATAAAGTGTCATCAGCATGAACAGCACCTTCATTAATGCCATCAAGTTCATCCCAAATATCAGCATCCAAAGCACGAGCAAGTGCTTCACCAAACATTTGAGTATATTAGCCACTAAATCAGCATTTGATTGAATTTGAAGAATATCTTCAAAAAGCATAGCATTATATTTATGTTTGTTGATTGCCAGTTGAGTTACTGTTGTTGCAGTAGCATCATAAGTTACTAAAGTATCAGCAGCCTTATCACTTGAAGCATCAAAATCAATTTGTGGGATATTAACTATATCACCACTACCTTTTACTAAAGAAGAATAATCTTCAACTAAATTTCTAAAGACAGTTCCTCGTTCAAAATATCTGTAGATACCTTCACTCCACAGCTCTGGTACAAAATCATCTGCACTTGAAACTGTGTGAGCTGCACCTAACATTCCACCTGTTATTGCCATTTTTTACTCCTTCCCCTATTGGGGAGTTTAATTTTTCTTTGCTGAAGCCACAATATTCTCCCAGTTATCTCTGCGTTCTCGGTCATCCATCTTTGTCCAATCACCTACAGGTTTATCAGGTTGTCTTGTACCACCCACCACTTCGGGGGCGTTAGCCTTAGCGTTATTAATTTTACTGGTTACATACTCAAGAGTTTCAAAATCTAATTTAGATAGAGCTTCTCTCTCGTCTTCAGGAACACTTTCTAATAAAGCAGCAGTTTTAGTTTCTTGATAATTAGTCCATTTATCAGCATTGCTTGTCAAAGATTCAATCTTCGCTTCGTTTTGCTCATAAAGAGTCTTAAAGTCTTCTTTCTCTTTTAGCTTGGCTTTTTCAGCTTTTGCTAATTGAGATTCAAGTTTTGCTAAACGTGCTTCAGCATCCTGTGACCTTTTTCTATACTTTTTGCTTTCGGCAATTAATGCTCCTTCATTGGTCAAATCTGTAGAAGCCTCGTTAGTAGTTTCCTCACTTACTGTTTCAGTAGCTACTGGTGTTGTTTCTTCGGACATACTGCCCTCCATGTTGTGTTAGTTTTTCTGCAAACCACAATATCTTGCATTTTACAGGTTGCGTAAGTTAAATTACTTTGCTTGCAAATTGCAAGTTTATTGAGATTGAATCTCAATTGCATATGACAGAACACAATAATTACAAAAAAGAATGGTTCGATTTTATGGGGTATAACCCCCACTCAGGGCAACTGAAGCTACATTACCCTGAAAAAGACTCGGCAAGATTCTTTGTTATGGTATGTGGCAGACGATTTGGTAAAACGACTGCATCAGCTATGGAGGCTACTTATATAGCATCTCAGCCAAATAAAAAGATATGGCTTGTTGGTCTATCTTATGATAAAGCAGACCTGATGTTCAGGGAAGTGTGGCAGAAAATGGTAATAGGGCGAGCCAATGACATAGAACGTGCATCTGAAAAAGAGCGTTATATCAAGTTTAAGTGGGGGACTACGATAGAAGGCAAGTCTGCTGATAATCCTGATTCGCTTGTTGGGGAGGGTCTTGACTTACTCATTATTGATGAGGCAGCCAAGGTTAAGAAAAGAATATGGGATATGTACCTGTCCCCCTGTCTTTCAGATAGAAAAGGAAAAGCAATATTTATAACTACCCCTGAAGGGTATAATTGGATATATAAGCTATTCCTGCTTGGGAAAACAGATGCCCTATGGGAATCTCACCAAGCACCATCATGGAATAACCAATATGCGTTCCCTGAAGGTGAAAAAGACCAATTCCTCATTGAACGTAAGAGGAATATGTCAAAAGAGTTGTATGATCAGGAATATGCAGCCAAGTTTACCTCATTTGAAGGCAGAGTATATGCATTTGATAGGAGTTTGGATATGGGAGAGTTTCCATATAACCCAAACTTCCCTACATTCTGTTCTATTGACTTTGGATTTAGAATGCCTGCTGTTGCATGGTTTCAGGTTCATAGAGTAGCAGGATTTTGGCATATAAACATAATAGATGAGATTATACACGAACAAAACATCAAAACTGATGAATTGATTGAAAGAATTAAAGAAAAACCATATTATATAAGAGAATACTATGGTGATCCTGCAGGAATGCAAGCCCAGGGACAGTCAGGGATGGGTGATATTGAAATATTTAGAAGACATGGCATACAAATCAGAAGTGTGAGAGATAAAGTATCTCGTAGTATAGCTTCAGGGATTGGTCATGTTAGAAGTTTTATAGAAAATGCACAGAGTGAGAGATTTGTGCATTTACACAGTAAGTGTACAGGCTTGGCAGAAGATTTCGAGAATTATCGTTATCCCGAAGCAATTGATGGGAAGGATTTAAAACCTGAACCCATAAAAGATGGCAGAAACGACCATGGAATGGACATGGTTCGTTATTTTTTCTTAAACAGATTCCCCATAAGGCAACGAGAGGTTGGTATAATTAAACGATGATTTCACCAGAGCAAATAATACAAGAGTCAGTAGCAGATTACAAATTAACCATAGCAAAAGCAAGAAGAAATGAGGTTCGTAAGCTACTTGACTACTATACAGGTACAGAAACCACTAAGTATATAGATGAGTATTTCGCTGCTGATGCTTTTAGGGAAATACCCTTGTATAATGCAAACTTTACCAAGAGATTTATCAATAAAATGTCAAGAATCTACACAGTAGGTGCTTCTCGTAGTGTAAGTGATTCATATGCTTCTTTGACTCGCAAAAAAGATGCAAGAATGAAGCACGTTGAGCGTATGACTCGTCTTGTTGGGACTGTTGCAACGCAAGTTATCTACCGAGATGACCTATCAAAGCCTTGTTTTGACTATAGACCTGTATATTACTTTGATGTTCATATGGATGATAATCCATTCTCACCTGTTGCAATCACATATCCAATCCTAATGAATGTAAATGACGTTTCTTCTACTGCAAAACTACAATATGCGTACTGGGACAGCGAAAGATACATCCATTATGATGAAGATGGTGTAATAATGAATGAATATGCCCATGGATATGGAGTTATCCCATTTGTGTTCACCCACAGAGAAGAACAGGTGGATTCTTTCTTCGTTGAGGGTGCAAATGACATTGTTAGTTGCAATGAACAGGTCAATATTACAATGACAGAGTTGCAATTAGGGCTTAGATTCCAAATGTTTGGACAACCATTCATTACAGGGATGTATGGGGACAAGAAATTAGAACGAGCAGGGAGTGATACAATATTAGACCTACCCGAAGGTTCAACTTTTGGTATTGCTGCTCCCGAAGGTGATATTAATGCAGTAATCGAGTCTGTTAAATTCCAATTAGACCTGGTTGCTCAAAATAATCACCTATATGTGCAATTTGCTCAAGATGGTGGAGAAACTCCATCAGGGATTGCACTCAAGATTAAGGACTTAGAGCGTTTTGAAGACTATCAAGACGATTTAGAGCTATGGAATATGTATGAACATGACCTGTACGATGTTGAAAAAGCAATTGCATCATACAACAATGTTGCATTGCCGAGTGAATTAGCCTTAGATTTCAATGAGCCTGAGTATCCTAAAACAGTACAAGATCAAATATTGATGGATGAGCATAGACTTAAACATCACATGGTAGACGAAATAGGGCTACTTATGGAGTCAAATAAAGACTTATCAGAAGAGCAAGCCAAGGCAACTATCCAAAAGAATAGGGAAGCAATGGCAGATGAGCATTTAGAGTCAATGACTGCTGAAGAGGAATACACACCACAACAAGAGGAGTAGTATATGGCAATCACAACCAAGGCAACATCGAATTTCAGCTTTAGAAAGTTAGCTAATGCGTTTGATGAAGTATTTGATGGCTATATGGAAGACTCCTATGATGACCTCGCCCAATCAGCCAGAGATACTATAACTTCAGGCAAGGGTTTAAAGCCTTTAAGTGCAGGAACTAAAGCCCTTAGAAAAAGAGGTTTCTATAGTCGAGGCAAGAAAATTGCACCCACAAGCGAAACTCGACCTCTCCTACACACAGGTAAATTGCTAAGGTCGATTAAGGCAACCAAAGAAGGGGTTAGTATGGTTGGTTACGCAAAATACCACTTAGAAGAACATGAGATAATAGAGAATGATTGGACAAAAAGATACACCCCCAATATAAAATTCCTAATTGTACCACCAAGAAACCCATTTTTCAATGCCAAGGGCGATGTCAAGCCAGGCTTCAAAAAGGGTGCAGACAGAAGAATGCAAGAGTTAATAAAGAAGATAAATAAGGTGTGGAGAGTATGAAGAAAAGTGATGAGGAAAAATTAAACCAGTTAATTGATGCTATAGATGATCTTACCAATGCGATTATAGGGGATATGGAAGAAACAATCCCTGATGACTCAATACAAGCCTTCAGGCTTACAGAAAAAGTCTTTAACGAATTAGAGGAAGAACTTGGTGAGGGATGGATGAACTATATAGGCATCACTTAATCTGTCAACGTTGACACCATTGGTTGATGTTAACTCAATTGCTTAATATATAAGTGTTGAAGATAACTAACTAATGGAGGTTCAAATGAACACACAAGCACACTACGAAGTAAGGATAGGGAACAGTTTAGGTATAGGTGGATGGTTTTACACTAAGCAAGAGGCTTTAGACCATTGCAAACACCTTGAAGATACAACTCCTATGAAATGGAAGTGTAAAGGGGATACATACAATGAAGGCTGTGGCGAAGAGATGTTTCACTTTATTGTTAAAGTTACCATTATCGAAGAAGTGGAGGGGGATAATTCCCCTCCTTCGTTTGATGGATTAAACCTTCGAGAAAGCATGGCTTTATTTATCAATTCTCTTGGAGATGATTTACAAGAAGAATTAGATAAAATTGGAAGGGGTGTATAATGTTTACTAAAGATGAACTACGCATTCACCTAAGTGCCTTGCGTGAAACAACAGAGTGTAATTGTGGGAATTATTTTATGGGATGTAATTGCGAGGATATGTTTAAGGATGAGTTTAAGGCAATTGAAAAAATAGAGCGTATTTTAAAGGAGGATAATGATTATCCCTCTAAGCCTATTGAAGATGTGATGGAAGAGATTTTGGCAGATAATTACCATCATTTTGAAATATATTATCCTGAAAAGGGTAGACCTCAACAC